CCAATTCTGTCTAGTTAATGTATCTTCATTTTCTACAAAACTATTGCTATACATTACAGAAATTTTATCTTCGGTAACGCTAATACTTACTTTGCCTACATTTTTTGCGCCTTCTTTGTAATCAAAATCAAAGAAGCGGGCGGTTAGCGGGTCCATTGTTACTTTACCTTTTTCGTCACCAATAGTAACGCTAGGAAATCGACCACGTATTTTGTTAAACAGATCTTCTGCTATGTTATCAAGACTCTTCATAATATTATTTATCAATAATTGCTGCTAATGAATATCGGCATTGGCGGCTCATAATCCTCATCTTTTTCTGCTTGGTTAAAGGAATCATAAATTCTAGGATCCCAGTCTTTAAGTACAGCCATCATCCTTATAGCAAGTAGCGTTGAACTTACTAAATCGTCAGTCATTCCTACTTTTGCTTGGAAACTTGATCCTGTTGCAACATAACCTTTTAGCTCAGATACAAATGGTTTACTGTTGATAATCATTTTATCATTTTCAATCATAGTTTTTAGTCTGCTGCAAGCTGTAACTTTTGTACCGTGTGTAGTGTTAAAGCCTTTGCGGAATTTACGAACGTGTCCTTTTCGGATAGGCTCACTGACGAACAAACCCGGAATGTTCTCTTCGCCGTAGTCGTTTATAACGATAAGGGCAGCTTCACCTAGTCCATTGTTCTCCACGCTCCAGTAAATTCCTTGCGGGTTATTTGTTTGTGTTTCAATATATCTACATATGTCAGCAAGTACTCTAATCTGCCCCGGTATTGCAGTTTGATTGTGTTGCCACTCTGCTACTTGTTCATATGTAGGTAATTCAAAGACTTGTATTGCGGCGTTGTCGCCACCTGTGCCCATACTAGGGTCAAGTGCAATAGCATATGTATAACTGGGAGAAGGCTTTTTATACCAACGTGTTTGCCCCATATTGAGTGTTGGTGCTTTGCCTTCCATAGTTGCAAGTTTAATTGAACTAATAAGTGTTTCGTCAAATACTAAGAATTCACAGCCGTATTCACGACGGAACTTTTCTTCACCGATACGTCCAATTTCTTCTTCTTTCCATTTTTCGTCTCTGTCAGGATGTTCGTGCCATTCTGCAACAAATCCGTGAAATCCGTTTATACCCAGTTCATTTTCATTGCCGTGTGCATCAAACTTGTCTTGAGATTGTTTCCAAATAGTAGCAAATGTATCTTCATCCGAGTTAGGTGTGCTAGTAATAATAGCACGACCACCTGTTGCTAGTGTAGGTGATATTGATGTCCAAAACTCTTCAGCAATATTAGGTTGCACAAATGCAAACTCGTCACAGTATAGTAATGATATGGACATACCACGTCCTGTGTTGCCTGTTGTAGTTTGTGCTACAATACGTGAACCATTTTCGAATTCAATACTACCTTTGTTGTAACTTGTAACACCTGCTCTAATATGATCTGGACAAGTTTCGTATACGTAACGTATACGTGCCATAATCTCTTGTGCGCCTGTATACTTGTGTGCTGCTACTAGGATAGTTTGGTCTGGATTAAACATAGCATACCACGCTAGATAGATACTAGCACACGTAGTTTTGCCTGTTTGTCTAGGCATCATATTAATATTAAATCGATAGCTATGATAACTATCCATTAAGCGTAGCTGATATTCAAACGGATCAAATAAAAGTTTTCCTTTTACTGGGTGTTGAATATAAGAAAAATGTTTTGCAAAATGCAAATATCCAAGATCAGGATCCATACAAGCCATAAGGTCTTGCATTTGATCTTCAGTAAATGTTTCTTGTTTATTTGCCTTCTTAATTAAGACGCCGTCTAATGATGCTGCCATAATACTATTTAACCAATTATATCGTCATAAAATCCAGTATCGAATCTTAGATCAAATAACTTACGTTTATCCTGTTGTATAATAATAGGCACCGGCGATGCATTAGGTCCATTAGTAGGCTCACTCCAAAGCAGTTCAAATTCGCCAGTATCAATTTTTTTATGTAGTTTTTTTAGTCGTCTACGATTGTAGCCTGGACAAATGTAAACAATGGCCTGGTTGTTGCCTAGCGGCTCAATCTCTCCAGACCATTGTGTAATTTTTAATTCGCCTTTTTTAAGAGCTGCGCCGCTCCAAGGACATACAGGTTTTATGCGTTGGAAATATTCTTCCCAATTAACCTCTTGACTTCTTACCACGACTCTTTTTACCTCTAGAGCCCTCAGTTGTTTGGATGTCTTCGTTACCGCGTGATGCTTTTAATGTTTTCTTCTTACCACGTCCGCGCCCCTCAGCTGTCATTTTTTCGTTTAATGCTGCCCAAAGCTGTTCTTTGATTGATGTTTCAACTGCAATAGGATTATCTCCATCTGCTGCTGGCTTATGCATTTTCTTTTCACGGTTAATACCACCTGACAAGTCTTTAGTCATTGTCTTAGTATCGCTATATTCTTCTTCTGGTGAATTATCCCAGTCTTCCATTTCTGGTTCATCTGCTGGTGCATCTGGTTCCATATCAGCATCACTAGCAAGTTTCATCATCTTTTTCATATCGCCCATTTCGTGGTCGTGTGTGTCTGGACCCGCTGATGGCATTGGCATTGGCATTGATACTGGAGCATCTTGTGGTGCAATTGCGCCACCCATTAATTTAATTAAGTCTTCAACTGCATCGCCTCTTGCATTTAATGAAACGTTCATTGACATTTTATCTTCTGGTTCTGATGGCATATCCATTGGCATACCGCCTTCTCCCATTCCGCATTCTTCTACTTGCTGAATTGACTCTAAAATAGTTTTCATATCGTTAACGTTTGATCCTGCTACTGATGGCTTATCGCCTGCTGCCGCCGAATCCATATTTTCTAAGATTTTTTTCATATCCATTGTATTAGCCTCCTACGACTGCTTTGGTGTTTTCTGATTCATCAATGTCTTTAGACTCGCCTTTTGGAGTGCCCATTACTGGGTCAACTTCTCTTTCTTTGCGAGCAACTTCTAGCTCTTTCAATAGATCCATTACTCTATTTCCTGCTACAGATTCTTGTGCGCTTTCGCCGCCTAGTTCTTCTGTGTTTAGCATTGATTCGTATGGTTTGGTTTCTTTTTCTTCTTGATAATCTTCTTGTGGAGCAAGTGGATCACGTACGATAATGTTGCTTTGCGGGATATCGCAACTCTTACCTAAATACTCTTGTAATACTTGTGTAGTAGTAGGGTACGTAACTTCTGCTTCAAAGTAAGTAACATCAATATTTTCTAACTGTGGAAAATCTAATGGACGTTTTGAAATTGGAACTCTTTTGCCATCTGTAACTTTAACTAAGCCAAATCTGCCTAATGCAGTTTCAAGGTGTTGTTTACACGCTTCTGCATAGTCGCCTGCTACTCCAATTTTAAAATCGTATGTCTTTTTTGATTCTATTAGATAATCTGTAAAATTTTTCATAATTATTTTCCCGCTTTGTATTATTTATCAATATTCTTGAGTTTTTCCATTAAACTATTGCGATCTGTAACTACGTAGCCTTCACCGGTTACAACATTGCCATCATTGTTTATGCCATCTTTGTCCATTTTTTCTTTTTTAAGTTGCAGATCAATCATCTTTAGTTTCTTGTCCATTTTAGCAACCTTGGCATCTAATGATGTTTTAAGCATTCCGCCTGCAACTTCAAATACTCTGCTTGCGTAACGTGATTCAACATTCATTCCTAAATCCATTAAATCATCATATGCGTCTAATGCTTTCTTTGCAATGTCTTCAAGTTCGCTATCTGCTTTATCTCCAAGTCCCTTTACTCTAGGTAACGCACTAGCTATTTTATCAAGTTCGTGAATATCACGTTGTGTTTCTTGAGCTTGCACAACTGCTGTATTCTTTTTATCTTCTTGTTTTGCATCATCGATAATTTCTTTAGAATCAGGCAAATTTAATAATTCTTCTAGTTTTTTGGTCATTGGACTTCCATTATATGCTACTATTATTTATCGTCTTTTGCCATTATGAAAAATATCATTTTCAGTTATAATCCTAAAAGTAATACCTTTTTGCTTACAATAAGCATATGCAGCGGCCCATTTAGCTTGATTAACAATATAACTTGCTTGATTAACTCTGCTACGCCCTACTTTTTCTCTTATTGCTTGATTAGCAGGTTTAACTTCAATTAATTCAACTTTTTGTTTTCCACCTTTATCTGCATACGCAATAAAGAAATCAGGAACATAAATTGTATGTTTTCCTGTTAGTGGATTTTTATATGGAATACGTATTGCTTCACTTGCCCATTTTGCAACACTTGGATGCTCGTCACAAAACTTCATAAAATGAAATTCCCAACTTGATCTATATGTAGGTGTTCTAGTACCTATGTATTTTTCAGGTTGCTTTGGTGTAAACTTTCCCTGAGCAAATCTAGCCATATCACGCTACAATATTTCGTTTTTCGATTTTATCTGCTGATTCGGTTCTTTTAAAACCTAGTGTACTTGTTTTAGGCCTATTGTAATTTAATACTTCTGTAACGATTGCACTTAATTGTACTTCAGTTAATCCACTTAATGTGTCTAGTAATTTGAATACATTAACTTCGTCAATCTTAGCCTGTTGCAACAACGTAGTCGAAACACTAATTGCTGCTGTTTTATCAAATCCTCTTTTGGTAAAGAATGTAACTACAGCATCAACTTGCGTTGTTGGAAAGCTAAGTTTTTTTGAAAAGTATGTATCAAAAAATTTAGTAACACCTTTGTCATCAAAGTTGGTTGGTTTATCTTGTGGTAAACTTGACATAATATTTTTCCTTAATCAAATGCTGACTTTGCTACAGTTGATAATGCATCGTAACTTTGCCTTGCACCATTGATTCCTCCAGTGCCACCATCTGCTTGATATTTACCCAAGAAGTTTTGGAATCT